GAGATAATTTGACCATATATCGTTGTAATAGTCGAAATGATGCGAATCAATCTTTTGACCCCCAATGTATAAATCAATCGTGGAATTGTAAAACATGGTCATGGTATTAGTAGAACCTTCGAACCACAGCGCATTTATGATGTCACCAACAACAGGGATAATGATCGAAGTATCATTCTCATTTATCGTTTTAATAAGTTTAGGTGTTTGTGAAAAATTTGTATGTCTCATGAACTTCGTACGGAAGAATGAATGTCCCTCATCACTTATGAGATATGCGTCTTGAACACCCTTGGAGACAAGTTGTATTAATGCACCAGACATTTAATAGTTGTTCAGATTATAAAAACAGACACTTTCCCTGAGGGAACTCATTCTTCTTCTCCTCCGCGAATTTACCCTGAATCTTGAAACCACATTGGCGGTACACTTTCATTCGTTTGTAATACATGGCTGTGAAGATAGACCATGGATCGTGGACATCATATATGTGGGGTTCGTTCTGTTTTCCTTTTGTCTCTCGCATGATTCTTCCAATACTTTGGGTAATATCAGATTTCGGACTCGCCAGAATAACTGTATCGAGGGTTGGGATATCGAGACCCTCATGAGCCTGACTGAATGTTGCGAAGATGATCTTCTTCTTCGAGGACTCCTGGAGAGCAATCTCTTTCATACCACCCATATAGAGTCCGGATGTTTTTGGAAAACATTGATGAAGAAATTCACAATGTTGGCGTCGGTCACTGAGTACCAGAAGTTGTCTCGTCCCTGCTGATGCTTTCTTTACGAGTTCAACCAACATCTTGTTTCGCTGCCGATCCTCTACAATCTCTGTGATCATGTTTGGCATCGAGATCTTTCCATTTCGCATGGAAGGTGGGGGGTTCCTGTAGTTTGGTGAATCGAAGGTTATGGGAAAGACCTCAACCTGCGTCTGATTCTTTCTCTCAACTGCAAAGAACGTGGGACCCATGAACCAGTGGAGAACCTTTGTGAGTCCGTCCTTCCTCTCTGGGGTGGCGGACAACCCAAAGATGTGCTTGGGACAAAGTTTAAACAAACTTTGGCTGAAAACCTTGGCACAGATATGGTGTGCCTCATCTACGATGAGCGTCCCAATACTCTCAAAATCTGAGAAGCTGTACTCTTTTAGGGAGAGTGACTGAAGCATCGCGATGACAAAATCACAGTGTACCTCCTTCTTGTCCTGTTGTACGACCCCAATCGTGGCACCTGGACAAAATTGTTGAATTCGTTCGCGCCACTGGTCTGCGAGGAACTGTTTGTGTACGATGATCATCGTCCTGTATCCCAGTTTACAAGCTATTGCCAAGGATACCGTCGTCTTCCCGTAGCCACATGGTAGAGAAAGGACACCATGACCTGCTTTAATCGCTGCTGCGAGGGCATCATTTTGATGGGTTGCGTCTCTGAGTTGGCCAGCGAACTTAGTTTTGATTCGGGTTGGTTCAGGTCTCCTGTCCTCCAGGGGTTCTCCCAATTTATCAGTTCCATAGAATCTGGGAACACAGATTCCAGTCTTAGTTGGTCTAAAAACTTTGAAAGGTGGTGGAGGAAATCCATAGTCCCCATTAACGATAGGTCTGACGGTAAGTTCTTTTTTAATTTCCTGAATTGGTCCCCCGTTCACTAGGTATCCAGTTCTCGTGAGCATACTTATTTAAAGGGTATAAACTTTAAATAACTATAATATGTATGACTTCGATTTTAATGATACAAGCGAATTATTGACAGAATGTATTAATTTATTAAACAATAATGATACTGATACATCAATTCCAAAATTACAACAGCTGTTAGATGAAATTAATATATTTAAAAAATATGTTGGCTCAGTTGCACCAAGTGCTGAAACCATACAAACAGTTGAAGCTATGTTAGCAGAAAATGAAAAGCGTGAGATCTCAGAAGACCAACCTAGAGAGGATGTACCACTCACACCTAATCAGAAACTTGCAATTTTAAATACCCACATGATAAAGTTACAATCGGAAATTGATAAAGTTCAACAGAAAATTAGTGAAAGTACTCAATAAATTACATATTTAAAGAGTACAAACTTTAAACATATATAAGATGCCTATCATTGATATTGAAGAAAATATGAACAAGATCCGTGAGAAGATTGAGGTGGCGACTCAAGAGGTTTTTCGCCTCCAGGGTATGCTCGTTACCTTTGATGGATTAAAGAAGGGTGGTTTGACTACTCTCGACCTTCCCAACGACCCTAATCAATCCACCGAGACTGTAGAAGAGCTCAAGAGTACCCAAGAAAAACCCGAGTAATCTCCGACGTTCCAAACACCCTTGAAGTCCACTTCGATTTCAACTTCATCATCCTTTATAAGAGACTGTAGGGGTCGCCCCCGCACTTCACACATCACTCTCCTATAACGGAATGGAACTTTCACCTTTAGAATCCTCCCATCTAGGGGGTCACTCACACTCTTGTTCACGAGGAGATGAACCCGATTTTCGTGCATTCGTTGTATGATTTCCATATACTTTTGGGGAATCACGAAACGAATATACTTTTTATCATTGAAATCGTACATGGGTTCGTACACTTTCGCTATGAACTTCATTGATTTCTATTACGATATACGAGAATTAAAACTATAAGTAACACAAAAATGAATAAGAGTGCTTGAGTGAGAAGAATTGGTTGGAGTGGCTTTCTTGTTCCGAAACATTCATGACTCAGGGCTCTGGAGACTTCGACGGCCGACTCGATACTTGAATAGGGTGTGTTCCTTGGGGACATCATACCACACATCGCAACTTTAGAGCATTCACCGAAGAATGGGAGTTGACCACCGAGACTGAGAACCCCTGAGGACTGTGAAAAATCCCACGTTCCACCATTCCATTCAGCACCCCACGCAATCCTAATATCTTGTGGTTTTGGTACCCCAAGTTGCTTGAGGACTTCAGCTTTTAGTGTATCTGGATCTGATGCGAGAATCTCCTTCGTGAGATGACAGATGACACATGAGACAGTTTTACCATCGGAAAGGACTTTGGGTTGAAGGTTCCATGGTGTAGTCGCAGCAACTTCGAGATCCGATTTGAGTTTTGGAGCCTTCTCATAATCAAGGAGAACGTTAATCGCTCCGTACGTACTGTCTCGTACATTTTTGACTGATTCGGCCCCCCAATTGTTCCCCATGAGTTTGAACGCTGGACTATTGTCGAGACATAGGAAAAGCATACCATCATCGATGATCGTTCCATTCGAAAATCGCGCACTATACGAATCCTTCTCATATTCAATCTCATTTAACTCCGTGCCGAAAACGAAGTTTACACCCGCTTCGAGGAGTGCATTTTCCATCGCGTCGCACATGACTTTTCCAGAAACCTTTTGTGTATGAGGTTTAGAGAGTGCGACGTGATCCAAGTTTTTTACAAACTCGTACGCCGTCATGACATCCCACGTGACACCATCCATGATTAATGGAAGATGCTCTATGACAGCCCGCCCCCCTTCGGACAAAGATCCCACTGCGTCTTTGAGAGATACACCCTTGTACTTCTTGGGTTGTGTGAGTACTCTCCAGAACAGTGAGATGAGTACACCATAGTCTTTAGGTTTGAGTGTGCGAAAAACATACCCCATGTGTTCAACCCCGTCCTCGGCTTGGAATATACCATCCCACGCGATACCCATCTCCTTAAAGAGTGACCCGGTATTGATAAATGCATTATCAAAAACAATTCTATGTGCATGAAGATCACGCGTGTCAATATCAGGTTCCCACCATGAGCCACCAGCCGAAAGTTTTTTATCGTAAATGGTTACCTCGTGATCAGACGTCCTGAGAATCTCCCATGCGAGAGACATACCCGTTGGACCAGCGCCAACAATGTGAATCTTCATTCTACTTTTACTTTACAAATTAAATGAGACCAGACTTCTTACGCTCATCTGGGGTCTTGAACGCATATATAACAGTCAAGAAAATGATAGTCGACAGGAGTGCATACTCGATATCCTGTGTCGCAGTGAACGCAATGAGTGTGAGAGAAAAGAATCTAAAGATTTTATTATCGAAGAGTTTATTAAGTCTTACGGGAATCTCAATCGCGTTACCCGAGAAGAGACCCTGGTACATAATGATGAGGGATAAGAGGATTGGCTGAGACTTGATGAACATTTCAGCCGGACCTGTCACGCCACCGAAAGCGTTTGCGATTTTCACCATTTATATACATCGAGAAATTAATTACTTTTTACGTTTTAAATTTTAGGCGCCTCAATTTTTCTTCAAACTCTCTCCGCTCCCCCGGTGATTCGATCGGTGTTCCATTGGCGATCGCCTCAATCTCAGGTCCCGTGAGTTGCATGGCATTAACCCTAAAGTCCATGAACGCCTCCATTGTGATGGGGACGAGGGGTTTCACGAGGTTGAATATGGCCGTGGCATAGTCTCGAATTTCCTGTTGGGCGTGGGTATCCATTCTAAGGTGGAGGTAGTGGAGGAGATTGTGTAGGTTAATCTTCCAGTAAAACTCGGTATAGGTCGACTGTGGAAGGGTCCCCCGCGACTGTTCTCGACATGCCCCACCCTCCAAGAGTTCCTCGTAGACATCGAACGATTTACTCAGTTGTTCCGAGACTTTGTTATCCAGTTCATCACCGATCTGCACGATACCCTCAGAACCCTGGTGATTGACTTCAGATTGTCCCCTATACGTATCAGGTTCATAATACTCTTTAGGAACGACAGAGTACCTCGCAGAGAGTTCATTAATACTAGCGGTACGGTGACGCATGTGTTGTCTCGCGATGTAGATGGGCATCTTGATGTGAAACTTGAACTCGACCATCTCAAAAGGGGTTGTGTGCCAGTGTCGTAAGAGGTACCGAATGAGGCCTCGGTCTCCACGGGAAGTTTTGGTACCGTCACCGTAGGAGACTCGGGCAGATTGTACGATGGACGAATCCAAATCTTGTTGAGGCATGTGATCAACGAGACGAACGAAACCATGATCAAGTACTTTTTCCATTCTGGGTAGGTAGCCGTTCAAATCTTTAATTACTTCATTTAAAAAGTGAGCTGATCTCATCGTCGAATGGGACTTCACCACAAAAGTCGTAGAGTTGTTCACGTGTCCTTTCAATCTCAATTTTTGTTTCATTCATAACATCGATGGCTTCATCCACGAGTTCCAGGAATGTATCCAACTCATTGAGGGCGATGCGATGGGTGTTCCTTTGAGGCTTCTTCGTGTGAAAGGCAGCCTTGAGTCTCTTGTTACTCTTGATGACCTTGTCCAAGTTAGGCTTGTTCACTGCACACATACCGATGGTGAGACTCATTTGGTTACTCGTCACTTCAAATCTTTAATCAACTCCTCGATGTTCCGATAGTACCTCTTCAGATCCTTCATGAATCTCTTGTTATTCTCAAGAACTTCACATTCAATTTTATTTAAATAAATCCAAGCTAAGTTTGATTTAGAATATTTTGTCATCTTCTGGTTCTCATTTGGTTTTCGAGGAATCAACTTTGTCGTTGTTTTCTTCTTTTTGGAAACCTCCTTCTTGTTCACAAATGAAAGAGCTTGCATCACCGTATCCGCTAGGTCATCCTTCTTCTTGGACTTTATGAATACATCTAACCAGTGTGCATTTGTGGTACCGTCACGGATAAAGGATTCACACCTCTCGATCGAAACCTTCTTCCTCTTATTATATTGTGCCTTACCAGGTCCAGCGACATCCGGAATCTTGTGACGCGCATCATAGATAATCGTCTCAGCTTGAGGGCACTTGATTATAAAGTAGGCGTGTAGGAAGTGCATGACCGAAACCATCTTCTTATTACGATCGGGCTGTTTCTCGATGAGTATGGTTTTCGCTGTGAGTACCCAAGGTCTTTCATCCAAGTGGTTACGAAGGGATGCGTATACACCATCCGCGTGTTGAGGGGGAATACCGTCGACATCCCATTCGCGAACGAGATTACTTGAATCTTCATCAAGAAGACACAGAGCTAAATTCTTTGTACCAACATCAATAGAAAGAATCATTGGTATAAAGAATTAAAATATCTTTAACTTAATAAGATGGGTGTTTTCGATTTAAACGATACGTCGCCTATACAAGTTGAAAAGTTTATGGGTTCAAACATTTACTATATCGATAACTTTTATAAGAAACCTGAAACTATTCTAAAACTTCTCAATACCATTCCAGCGACTGTTCACAATCCTGATAAAGATGCAGGTTTTGAAAGTTTCAATGGTGTTCATTTTCAGGATATGCGACATGTGATTCTGATTCGAGAATTGGCACAAGTATCTTCATACTTATCGAGAATTTGTGGACGAAATCATGATGACGATCCGAAATTATTGACGACGAATAAGACTCGATTTTTTCCTACTGGGTTTAATGACTATAAAAATAATTACTGGCACCCTCACACCGATACCGGTTATACAGCACTCATATATTTCAATAAAAATGACAATGAATGTGGAACTAATTTATATAGAAATATTAGTCCTGATACACATAATTATTTTGGTGAGCACGTCGTTCCATGGAGATCGAAATCGAAATGGGAAATTATAAAAACATTGAAACCAAAGTTTAATAGATGCGTTATGTTCGATGGGAAATATTTCCCACATGGAATGCATATACCAAATGAAAGGTATTTCGGAGATGAATATAGACTCAATCAAGTATTTTCTTTTCTTTAATTTAAGTTTATAGATTTGAGAAACTCAATGTTACTCTAGGTTCGTGTACGATTGGATCATGATATACACCTGCGGGAATGAATAGACTATCACCTGGGCTTAACATACATATTATACCATTATCAAACTTGTATGTCATTTTTCCTATACTTTGTACGATTAATACATCATCTTCATCATTGTGTCTACCGAAAGTTTCGGCATTATCGGAAAATGAAATGTACACGTGCATCTCTTCCATACCAACTTCGTGATAGGCGGACTTGAGCGTTCCAGGAAGATATTCGTTATGACATACGAACGAATACTTATCTCCGTTAATGACCAATACTGAGTCTCGTTTAATTTCATCTGATACTTTTAGTCTGACATCTTCCCAAGAAACATTTTTGACGACATTGTATTTGTTTCTCGTGTATATGACCTGTTTATTATCATTTGTTTCAAAAACAATCTCGTGGTGATACATTTCTTGTAATAAAATTTTTGTCTCTAACGCCCTTTAGAATTCTTGGCTAGATTCTGACCAGCGGGGGACATCATAAATGCGGCACCAGCGGCGATAATTACACACACGACACATCCACTGATTAATGAAGGCATCATCGCACCCGCCGCGGCGCCACCGATACCCGCACCAACACCCTCGGCAGCCGTTCCGACACCCGAACCAACACCTTCAGCAGCCGTGCCAACACCTTCACCGACACCTCTCGCTATATCACCTACAGCATCTCCCGCACCTTGAGTCTTTTGATCTGTCTTTTGGGAGAGGTCATCTCTGAGCTTTTGGGCATTCTTATCCTCGTTGATGATCTTGGTAATTTGCTGACCGATCTGTTCGGCGACGAATTTGATTACCATATCCTGACCAATTTCACAAGGTTTACCCATTACACAAGCCTTTACAAGATCGACGGGTGGAGGAACACCAAGATCCTTGTAGATACCGATACCACAAGGATCAATGATCAGATTTTTCACGATAAGTTTCTGATTCAGTACAACCTTGGCTTGAAGTTTGTTGATGGTTTCGTTTGTAATATTCTTTGTCAGTTTGTTTGTGATACTTGTCTTTGTCTTGGAAACTTGTTCAGCGTTGTTACCACCGAAAGGGTTAGCAAAACCCGTTTCCTGTTTCGCATCCTGTTCGGCTTTCTTTTCAATATCACTCATGATATCATTAATGAGGTTCTTAGTATCTTCACCTTTGAAGCTTTGTAAAACTTTTATATCAGCATTAATTGTCTGACCAACTTTGAGGTTACAATAAGCTTTAATACCACTCACAGTCATGTTCTGTACCGCGATAACAGAGGCAGCCACCGCATTTTCACTTTTACTCAGAGCATTGAATGTGGTATCGTTAACCACCGAAGTCTCTACAATTTGTTCAGACTTGGATTCGGATTTACCTCCTCCCATGTTATGTAATGCACTGAGAAAAAAAAATATATCTTAAATTATAATGAAGAATAACCTCAACCGAGTCGTATTAATTTTGGCTATTATTGTTGTTGCTGGATGGATGATTAGGAAATACATGCAGGGTCGAGAGCTCAGGGAAACCTATGAGATGAACAAGGGTGGTCTGACGGAATACATCGGGGATAAGGAGGAATTGGAACCAACTTATGTTATGGCAAGCGTTGCTAAGCTGACCAAAGATGAAGATATTATCATGCGAGCGTATGAACTTGCCAACGCAGATGCTCGAGACGAGCTCAGAAAGCTGGTCAGTGGTTTGTAAATATTTTCCGGTTCTATACTATATAAAATGAATACATATCTACTCACTGTACTTGCAATTCTTGTCATTCTTGTAGGTATGAAGCGTGTGGAATGGATGAAGGGGGAAGAAAAGAAGAAAAAAATTGCAGCCTTGAAAAAGTTTATTTAAAATATCAGCTAAATATAAATCATGAAGCGAGTCGCACTTTTGTTGGCTCTACTGGTACTTGTCCTGTGGGTCTATTTCAATAATCGCCAGGGGAAGGCTGAATTCTATACGACCGAGGATGTAGATAAACTAGTAGATTATATAGAACGTGATGGTAGAATTGATGCAGAATACATAAAAAACCGACTTAAAGATTTATCTAAGGATAACGAATTTATTTTGATCGCATACAATTTAGCAAAAACAGATAAGAGAGATGAGCTCAGTGACTTAATATATCAAGTTCTCTTGAACGAGAAGAGTGTTAAATAATATCTACGTACGACAAATACTCAAAATCATTTTCATAATAATTGTAGATGAAAATGAATGTTTGGGGATTCCCCGTATTTAAATATTCATTTGAAAATCAGGAAAAAGTACTAGAAGAAGTCCTGAAGACGATAGAACTGATAAAACCAGTAGACACGTCTGATGAATGGAATGCGACATCCATGACTTCAACCCCAGAAGATCGGAATGTGTACATGGAACATGAGATACATAATTGTATTGAAAAGTTTTCAAAAGATTTGAACATTACAAGTGAAATGTTGACACTAAATGAATGTGGTGACCATAACTGTAAACACCCCAGGTCTAGGGCGTACTGGATAAATATTTATAAAAAGGGGCAGGACCAGGATATACATTGGCATGTGACGGAGGATGATGACCATAGATTATCAAATTCTGATGCTATGTTCAGTTTTACATATTTTGCAAAGTACGATCCTGAAAAAGATGCAAAGTTTGTTTTTGTAAATCCGTCACCCGCCCCTGAGATTTTTCATGATTGGGTGGATATGGTTCCAGAATTTCGCCCAGCTTTTATACCGGAAGTTAAACAAGGAGATATCATCATTTTTCCCTGTTTCATGCTACACTACGTCGATATACATACTTCACAAGACCAAAGAATCACAGTTTCGGGAAATTTCCATAAAAAAATTGGAACTGAATGTAAATGCGCTACGATGTTTGGGGATTCCCAGTCTTTAAATACACCGATAAAAGTGTAGAGGGGATGAACCTCAATCAGCGGATACAAAAGTATTTACGAATGATGCTTTCGGAACTCGGTATTCCAGTGGAAGATTTCACTGTGAACAAATGTGGTAATTTGGAATGTAAGGACTCGTGTCACACACACGAGCCACAACAACCCAGGTTTAGGTTTACATACTTTGCAAAATATAATCCCGAGACGGATGCAAAGTTTATATTTATGAACCCGTCACTGTCGCATAAAATATATGGTGATTGGATAAACACCGTTCCAGCATTCAAACCCGAATTCACACCTAATATACTCCAGGGAGATATCTTAATCTACCCATGTTTCTTAGTTCATCACATGGCTGATAGCCCTAGTGTGACTTTATCGGGAAATATATATAAGACCATAAACAAAAAAAATGTTTATAAAGAGTAATGGGTTACACTGTATTTTATGGTGGTCAGACAAAAACACATGATTACGAAGGTTGGGATGCCTGCGCTGGTGACTATATACGTGATAGTTACCAGACAAAGACAAATAGTCGACGCAGAAGACGATATTACTGTGTCGGGACGACGAGTAATAATATTGGATGGAAAGGTGATGGTTCCGGTGGTCAGGCGTGTAGTGGTATAGGAAAATTGACCCCACTCGGTGGAAACAGTAACTTCGTGGGTAGAGATCAAAATTTTCCTGGTGCGTTCGCGGGATACAAGTGTGAATTGGACTCCGCAGCCTCATCCGCTGGTAATATAAAATCATACTCAGCTATCGAAAAATGGAACACTGCCTCAGCGAAAGATAATAATGGTCAAAGTAAATCTCTTTATCAGCAGTTGCTTTTTGGGATTACTACACAACATGGTTCTTCACAGGGGTTTTGTTATGATGTGAAAAATCTCGCGACCGTCGTTCAAAGTAACGGTGATACGTGTTATAAGATGTTACAACAAAAAGGAGAAACAGCTAGGGCTGTACAATTCGGTGCTAAGTATTGTGCATCGAACCCGACTGACTCAAAATGTAAATGTGTCAATGGAGCTCGTAGTGATTATATAAACGACTGTAAAAGGAACCCCAATTGGGCGGGGTGTAAAGAAATTGTATCGCAAATCAAAGCGTTTGAGGATGCTGGATTGAAATCTGCAACAGGTTTATTTGGTAATGCGACGTGTTTAGTTCCAAATATTTGTGAAGAATCTGGTCTATATCTCCCAACGAACGGTAAAATTTCAGCATGTGCGAACCAAACGGCTATATGTAATCAGGTCATGACAAATGAGAAGATAGAGGCACTCGGTGGTCTTACAGCGACGCAGGAATGTAAAATTCAATTTGGTGAGAAAAAGGCTGCGGACGAAGCGGCTAAGAAAAAGGCTGCGGAAGAGGCTGTCGCCGCTAAGAGGAAGGCGGATGAGGCTGCTGCCGCTAAGAGGAAGGCGGATGAGGCTGCTGCCGCTAAGAGGAAGGCGGATGAGGCTGCTGCCGCTAAGAGGAAGGTAGATGAGGCTGCTGCCGCTAAGGGGAAGGTGGATGAGGCTGCTGCTACCCCTCAGACTGGAGTTGGTCAGGAGGCTATATCACCACCAGGTATGGGTCAAAATACCAAGATCGCTATCGGTGTTGGTGGACTCATCGCACTGATTTCATGTTTGTTGGTGGTTGTGATTATGGTAAGTAGTGGTGGTGGTCGTCGACGCCGTTAAATAAAATATCCAGTTAAATTATAATGAAGAACCGTTCTAGAACTATTCTCATAGTCGCAACTGTACTCATCATCCTTTTTATTCTCTTCAGGATGCGGGAATCTTATGAAGGTGACGTGGGTCCTTCGGTGGGACCTGCTCCTGAAGAAGACCCTGAAGTGAAGAAGTTGGTAGAGGAAAAGGGTATCACACAAGAGGATCTTGATGTTCTATTAAGTGTTATTGGATGAACTTAAAGACTAAATAATTTTTAAGTGTATGTGGTGTTGGTGGTGTTGTCATACTTTCGATGGAACACCTTTAAAGATGCCTTACAAACACGATGAAAAAAGGAATACGTTTCATACAACTGGTAACTTTTGTTCGTGGAGCTGTATGAAATCGTATGCACTAGAAAAATACGGGTTGAGTCGTGGAGGACTCATATGTGGAAACATTGTGATGATGCGAAAAAATATGTATAATCAAATAGGTCCGGTAAAAGCTGCACCGCGGAGATTTAGTTTGAAAGAGTTTGGTGGAGATCTCACGATTGAAGAGTTTAGAAAAAATCACACGGTCGACCCAGATATACCTAAGGGAGTGGCTACACAACCTGTCGTTGATAACTTGATACCCTTTGTTTCAAACTCGAAGAAGATGAATGAAATAAAGAATGCAACTTCTAATAACAACGCACTCAAACTAAAGCGAACGAAACCACTCAAACGAAGTCATAACAACTTGGAATCAGCTCTCGGTCTCATTATTACACCTAAATCCTAGAATTCTTCTCTGTTTGGAAGTTGGTATTGAAGGTGGTACGTAATTAGATTTTTTACTGTGTACCCATTGTACACCATCGTGTGCCGCCCAGCATATATCATACCTTTCCATAGCTTTCCTACATAGGACACAAGGTAGTGACACCGCGTCACCGAACACTGTTTTACGTTCGATGACCATTTCACCGTGTTTCCTATGCAGCCATTCTGTAAACTGGTAGGGTCTGTAGCCCTTTTTTAGGCACTCCCTATACAGACGTCTGATGAGTTGTCTCTCTGCACACATATGATTATTACTGACGACGATCGGCCCCCTGGACATGTAGCTCGTCACCGTACAGTATTTCATGGGTGGCAATTGAGACACATCGATCCTTCGTATACAAAATCACACTTTGTACATTCACTTAGGATGTTAATCTTTCGTTTAGGTATAAGTCCCTTGGCGAAACGTTCGAGTTCTTTTACTGTATAGATTCCGTAACGAACCATGACCTCTAGCGATGGGAATCGCATTCTATTTTACTTACTCGATAAAACCTTAAGCGAGACATGGGAGGCAACTTTTCTTAAGTTTGAGCATCACGGCGAAACTGTCAACCATCGGTGGGACGAGGGCCTTTAGGATGACTTCAAATTCAGAGTCCTTATCACCTTCATCGATCTGTTCGATGAGGTGGTTCAGAACACCGATGACCAACTTTTTCTTTTGAGGACCTGGGAGTTTCTTGAACTTTTGCGTTTCCATCATGAGGCGACCCAAGATCGGGGGAATGTCCTCCTTGGTGAGACCATCATCGATGTACTCAGTCTTGAGTTCATCTACAGTTCTGATGAGACTTTGAGCATCAATCTTTCCAGCAAATTTTTGTAATAGGATATCCATTTTATTATGTGTACATATTATAAATGATGGAATTCAACGACATCATCGCGAGTATCGCATTTGGATTAGGATTTGTTCTGATGTACAAAGATTTAGAAAACTCGGATACTGTTGATGTGAAACAGAAGAATATCGTACTATTAGGACTTGTATCGAGTATTCTCTGGCTCGTGTATCAATATAGGAGGTATGGTATAAACATGACGACGATGTATACCTCAACGGGTTTAATCGTTCAATTATATGTGTTAAACAAAATATTACTTAAGGAGAAAGATACTAAGTGAAACAGTAATGAGCACTCTCATTCTTGCTTCCGTCAAGCCATCATATTACAAGCGTTTTCAGACAAGGGCGTCAGCTGAGCGTCCGCAACGTGCAGCCTCTAAGATCCCCAATAAGAAGGCACGCTTCGCTGAAGTTGTCAATGGTCGCGCTGCGATGCAGGGGGTTCTATGGGGTTCC